TGATTCCATGGAGGCCCTGGCCAAAGCCGGGAAGCTGCCACCATCGGATGCCAGCATCAGAGCTACGCTGGCGCGCATGAACTTCAAAGGCGTTGACCAGCGGGCTGTTGACATGGCCCGCGAGGCAATTGCCGCGCTGCGCAATGCCGCCACGGACTACTTCGAGGCCAAGCCTCAACGGGCTGTGACCCTGGACGAGTTCAAAGGGGCCGTGGTGCCCAAGGGAACCAGCGCGGAAACCCTGGCCATCCTGGAAAAACACGGCATCGCGGTGGAGGTGCACAACAAGACCGAAGGCGCGCGGGAAAAGGCCATTCAGAAGCTGGCCAAGCGGCTGGATCGCCATAGCGGGGACGTGCTTTTCACCCGCAGCACAGATCCATCCGACCCATACCGGCACAAACTGCAGGCCATCCAGGCCGCAAGAAAGCAAGCCGCCGACGTCGTCCAGGCTGATAATGGCCAATGGCTTCTTGCGCCCAAGGCAGAGCCCTACACCGCACAGGAGGCCCGCGATGCACAGCAGCGAATCGACAAGCTCAACAGAGCCCTTGGAAAGTACAGCAACGTCGCCCCAGCAGCGGTACTGTCTGACGCCCCTACTGCAGCAATGGCATGGGGACGAAGCGTTGCGCGCACCCTTGGCTACAACGTCACCTTCCTCCGGCCCAACCCGGACTTCCATGGCGTTGCGGTCGGCGGTGATGCCTTTGTCAGTGCGTCGGCAGAACACCCAGAAATCGGGCTGATTGGCCACGAGGTACTGCACAGCTTCAAGCAGTCAGACCCAGACACATACGAGGCGCTGGCCGAGCGCATCCGCCCGTACCTCAAGAACGGTGTGGTGGACGCAAAGCGCAAATGGGAAGACGCCCGCGGGGGCCAGAACACTTCGATGGCCATGGCCGAGGAAGAGGTGTTTGCTGATCTGAACGGCGCCATGTGGCTGGACCCTCTGTTCTGGCGCGAGATGGCCAGCAACGACCCGAGCCTTTTCCGCCAGGTGGCGTACAAGTTCATGGAGGTTGCCACCAAGGCGATGAAGGGGCTGAGCCGATTCAAGGCGGATGCGCTGGTCACTGATGTGGACGCTGTGCGCAAGATCATTGCTCAGGAGTGGGCCACCCAGGCGCAGGAGATGGGGAACCCTTCGGAGTTCAGCGAGACAGATAGGCCAGCGTTCAGCCGTGGTACAAATGAGGCCATGACGAACAATGATGTCGTCGGCAAACAAGGCGGGCGCTCTGCCGATGACACTACACCGGGCGCTGCAAAGCAACGCGTAATCGACGCCGGCATCAGTTTTGTTTCTCAAATTGAAGCATTGGCAGAAAAGCATGGCAGCGTATTCATCCGGTGGTCGCCATCTGCAAAAAGCGATTTGACCGGCAATCAAACCAGCAGGGACTTTGTATCTGGAGCTACCCATTCTGGTCTTTCGGCTATTGAAATAACTGGAGACATGCACCCGGTAGACATAGCATCGCGACTTTCTGAGTACGGGTTTTTGCGCATGCAAGACCGCCAATCAACCCCACATGTATTTCTTGCTGAAAAAGTTGGCGTTGATAGTGATGGCTACGATTCTGTAAAGCCAAAAAAACTGCTACTCGATTCGGACTCTGACGTTGTTAAGGCCATTGACTCGAAGTTAGCCGACATCATGGATGCAATGGACAACATTGACCGTGAGTCCAAGAAGCTGGAGAAAACACCAGGACACCGAGCGGTAATAGAACGACTTGACGCAGCCAAAGAAAAACTGATCAGGCTACTACCGAATGAATCCACCGCGCCGGATAGTGGCGGCGCTATGTTCAGCCGAACCAGCACCGCCACCGGCACGCAGTCCGCATGGGATACCCCGGTGCAAACTGGTTTCGATGACGTCATCTACAAGCTGCAAGACAAGAACATCGACCTCAAGCGCGTAGTGGAGGCCATCACCAAGTCGGCCGGGCAGGTGGCCGATAGCGTCAACGCCTACCTGAAAGAAGAGTTGTTCCACAAGCGCGCAGCCAAGCGTGTGGAGGACTTTGGCGCCCGCGAACTCAAGCCACTGATGAACCAGATGCGCCTGATGGGATTGGGCATGGAGGATGTGGAGGAATACTTGCACGCCCGCCACGCCAAGGAGGCCAACGCGGTGATTGCCCAGCGCAACCCGGGCGAACCTGGCTTGCAAGATGGCGGCTCTGGCATGACCAACCAGGCGGCAGACAACTATTTCGCCAAACTCGACCCGGCGCAGCGCAGGAAGCTGGAGGCGGTGGCGAAGAATGTTGACGCCATCATCGACAAGACGCGCAAGCTGTACGTGAGCTATGGCCTGGAAAATCAGGACGTTGTGGATGGCTGGGCCAGCATGTACAAGCACTACATCCCGCTGATGCGCGAGGACAAAGAGGACGGCATGGGCACCGGCCAGGGCTTCTCTGTAAAGGGCAAGGAAACCAAGGGCCGCACCGGGTCCACGCGCAAGGTGGTGGATATTCTGGCGAACATCGCATCGCAGCGCGAGAAGCTGATTGTGCGCGGCGAGAAGAACCAGGTGACACAGGCGCTGATAGGGCTGGCGCGGGCCAATCCCAATAGCGACTTCTGGGAGGTGCGCAGCGAGGCCCCGACAGAGCGGGTGTTTGATGAAAGGACTGGCACGGTAGTGGAGCGGCCAATTCCTAACTTCAAGAGCCGTGACAACGTGGTGGTGGCCAAGGTGCAGGACTCCAAGGGCAACGTGACCGAGCAGATGGTGGTGTTCAATGAGGACAACCCCCGCGCGGTGCGCATGGCTGCTGCCATGAAGAACCTCGACGCTGGCAATCTGGAGGGGCTGCTGGGGATGAGCGCGAAGATCACCCGGTATTTCTCTGCCATCAACACCCAGTACAACCCGGTGTTCGGTGTGGTCAACCTGGTGCGCGATGTGCAGGGTGCCATGGTGAACCTTGCAGCTACGCCACTGGCCGGGCAGCAGGGCAAGATTGCACGCGATACGGTATCAGCGCTGGCCGGCATCTACAGCGACATTCGCAAGACGCGAAAGGGCGGGCAGGCCACGTCTCAGTGGGCACAGCTGTGGGAGCAGATGCAGGACGATGGCGGGACCACTGGCTACCGTGAGTTGTTCACGACCAGCGCAGACCGGGCCAGCAACCTGAAAAGCATCCTGAACCCGCAGGGCTGGATGGACAGCAAGTGGGGCAAGGTGTTCACTGCCGACGGTAAGCTCAGGGTGCCCATGTCTATGGCACAGAAGGGCGCGAGCTATATTTTCGGGTTGCTCTCGGACTATAACGAGGCCATGGAAAACGGAGTGCGCCTGGCGGCATACAAGGCTGCGCTCGATATGGGCATGAGCCGGGAGAAGGCGGCGAGCCTGTCCAAGAACCTGACGGTCAACTTCAACCGCAAGGGCCATGTGGGCATGCAGGCCGGGGCGGTGTACGCCTTCTTCAATGCCGCCATGCAGGGCACGGCGCGCATCGGGCAGACGCTGTTCGACATAGATGGCGGCGACATTTCCACGCTGCGCCTGTCCAAGACCGGCAAGGCGGTGGTGTATGGCGGCGTGACCCTGGGCGTGATGCAGGCGCTGGCGCTTGCCGGGGCTGGCTTCGACGATGAAGACCCGCCCGAGTTTGTGCGCGAGCGCAGCCTGATCATCCCCACGGGTGGAAAGACCTATATGTCCATCCCCATGCCGCTGGGCCTGCACGTCATCCCGGGCATTGGGCGGCACGCCACGGAATTTGCGCTGTCGGGGTTCGATAAGCCGGCAAAGCGGGCGCTGTCGGTGATTGGCATGTTTGCAGACGCCTTCAACCCCATCGGCAATGCAGGCCTTTCGATGCAGACGCTGGCGCCTACCGCGCTTGATCCGCTGGTTGCGCTGACAGAAAACAAGGACTGGACCGGCAAGCCCATTGCGCGGGTGTCGTTCAACAAGGCGCTTCCAGGGCATACCCAGTGGAAGGACACGGCAACGTGGTACTCCAAGATGGCGGCAGAGGCCATCAACTGGGTGTCTGGCGGCAATGAGTATGTGGCTGGCGCACTGAGCCCGACGCCTGACCAGATCGACTATCTGGTGGCCCAGGTCGGAGGCGGTGTGGCGCGGGAGGCATCCAAGGTCTTTCAGGCGGCCAGCACAACGGTCAATGGCGAGGAATTGCCCACCTACAAGATACCGCTGCTGGGGCGGTTTGCAGGCAATGCCGCAAGCCAGGCCAGCCAGGGCACGGCCTTCTATGCCAACCTGGACAAGCTCAACGCGCTGGAGACGGAAATCAAGGGGCTGCGCAAGGATGGCCGGTTTGGCGAAGCGGCGCAACTGGCGCGCGAGAACCCGCAGGCGGCCATGATCCCCATGGCCAACCGGGCAGAGCGCGATGTGCAAAAGCTGCGCCGTGACAAGCGCGAGCTGATTGCCACCGGGGCAACCCGCGAAGAAGTGCGCGCCAAAGAGGCGCAGATCACGGCGGTGATGGCGCGGCTCAATGAGGCCGCCGCGCGCCGCAAGGCTACAGCGCCCGAATGAGTTCGTAGACGATGCCTCCGACTATGATTCACCCCCGGTAGGGTTTGCCGCGATGGCGCCGCCCCGGAATCATCGGCGGCATGGAGCGCTACACCGCCATCGTATTGTCTGCCGACCCCGTCACCCTGGAAATTCCTGGCGTGGCCGTGCTCCCGAGCGTGCAGAAGATCAGCACCGTGTCGCAGCTGTACGACCTGCGCCTGTCCACGCTGGGCCGCGTCACCACCGAGTTCTGCTTCTACCTGGACGACGACGACGAGCTGCCCGCCGATTACCTGAGCGTGCTTGATGAGTGCGCGGGCCACAACCTCCCACTGGCATACACCGACGAGCTGATCCGCTATCGCGGCGGCGAGTCTGTGCGCAAGTCTGCACCCTACAGCCTGGAGCGCCACAAGCAGGATGTGATGCTGGTGCACCACCTGGCCCTGATGCGGACCGAGGATGCCGTGCGCGCAGCAAAGCGCCTGCCGCGCGGTCCGCTGTCGGTAGAGCAGCCGCTGTTCATGGAGCTGGCCAAGGGTGGCGCCGCCTATGTGCCGCGCGTGGGCTATGTCTGGAACCGGGCCACCACTGGCATCAGCCACTGGCCGCAGATGATCGCCGCCCAGGTGCGCGCCAAGCGCCTGTGCAACGGGGGCGCCGTATGACGCAAGCCATTGCGTGGGGGACGACTTACTTTGAGGGGGGTACGCCAGGAAGAGCGCCGTTCACCCCTGGCGCGCAGGGCTCCGTAGCCGATGCAAGCCTCACCAGCGATAGCTTCACATTCGGGCTTACAGAAGCCCCTGGCTATGCGACCGTCAGCGTGGCGCGTATGTACGCGCCTACAAGTGGGGCGCCGGAATATCTGGTTGACACCTATTACCTGCACTCAGGGAATACCTCGGTGACGGTGTATGCCGGAGATTTGGAGCGCGATGGTCTGCATACGTTCACCGCATCCATCGGATACGAGGAACTCCAGACGAAGCTCGTTCTTGCCGTCACCCCAGACGCTAACCCAGGCAACAACTTGTACGGCGCTGTCGCGTGGTACGAAGAAGCCGCAGAGCCGCCAGTCTCTGTGTTCTGGACGCGCTTCATCAACAGCAAAGAGGTCATCGGATGAGCGACCTCCAGAGCCTTGGCCCCTTCGCGCTGGGCGTTGACAACCGCAAGGCCGACCACGCCCTGACGCAGCGCGTCGGCAACGGCAGTATCGACCTGCTGCGCAGTGCCACGAATGTGGACATCACGGCAGATGGCAGGGTGCGGCGGCGCGCGGGGCGCACGTCGGTGCTCGCTGGCAGCAATGTGCATTCGCTGTGGTCCGACGACCGCACGGCGTTCTTCGCGGACGGCACCGGGCTGTTCACGCTGGATGCTGCCATGGCGCCGCACGCGCTGCGCAATGACCTGATCGCCGGCCAGCCGCTGTCGTTCTGCGAGGCGGGCGGCACCTATTACTACACTGGCGCCGGGCTGCTGGGCATGGTGCGCGATGGCGCTCGCACCGACTTCACGCCCACGCTGGCGGCCACGCCATCCATCGAGCCGACGGCTGGCGCGCTGCCGCCCGGACGCTACCAGATGTGTTTCACGCAGACCGGGCCCGCTGGCGAGTCGGCGGCCACACTGCCGCAGACCATCGTGCTTGACGCCCCTGGCGGGATCTCCATCGCCGCACCGGTGTCCAGCTTCACCACGCTGGTTTACATGACCGGCCCGGACGGCGAGGTACTGGGCCGCGTTGGCCCCATCCACGGAACGCTGGACATCGTGGCCCCGCCTGCGCTGGGCGCGCGCTGCCCCACGCTGCTGATGGCACCCATGCCGTCCGGCTCCATCGTGCGCTTTTCCAATGGCCGGCTGCTGGTGGCCGTGGGCAACCTGCTCTGCTACAGCGAGCCATTCGCACACGGCCTGTTCAACCCGGCCAAAAACTTCATCGCATTCCCCGCCCCCGTGACCCTGGTGGAGCCCTGCACGAATGGCGTGTTCATCGCCGCAGACCGCACCTACTGGGTTGACGGAGAAATCACCCAGGCCGCGCTGCAGCCACGTCTGCCATACGGCGCTGTGCCGCATTCGTCTGCGCGACACATGCGGCGCCCCGAGGTGGCGTACTGGATCGGGGAAAAAGGACTCGTTGTTGGCACGCCGGATGGCGCCGTGCAGGTCATGCAGGAGGCGCAGCTTGCGCTGTCCGGCGGACCCGCTGGCGCCTCCCTGGTGCGCGAGAGCGAGGGGATGCAGCACGTCATCACTGCTGTGCGCGATCCCATGGCAACCACAGGCGCGTGCAGCAGCTACTTCGACGCCGAAATCATCCGAAAAGGAACCACACCGTGAACCACGACCAGCCCATCAACGCCCACGCAGGCGTCAACTACACCATCGAGGTCATCCGCGGCGGCGCCGTGGTGGACAGCGAGACGGTCCACAACCTCATGCCCGAAGAAGGCCGCAACCACGCGGTATCGGTCATCACCAAGGGCGCCACGCAGGTGCCCACCTGGTACATCGGCCTGTTTGAGGGCAACTACGTGCCAGTGGACTCCGACAAGGCTTCCACCTTCCCGACCAGCGCAACCGAGTGCACCGCCTACCTCCCCGCCACGCGCGTGGAGTTCGTGGAGGGTGCAGTGGCCGCCGGTGTGGTGGAGAACACGGCCAGCCGCGCCGAGTTCACCGCTACCGCTGCCAAAACGATCTACGGCGCCTTCCTGGTTTCCGCCCAGGCCAAGGGCGCGATCACCGGCGTACTCATGTCTGCCGCCCGCTTCACTGCGCCCAAGGTGCTGCAGATTGATGACGTGCTGCGCGTGACGGCCTCGTTCTCCCTGACTTCGGCGTGAGGAGCCCAACATGACGACCTCTATTTCCCCCGGGCTCCTGAACCAGCTGCTCGGAAGCGGCGGCTTCAAGGAGGCCATGGACGGCTCCGAGTTCCGCCTGTACGCCGGCCTGGTGCCTGGCAATGCTGGCGACAGCATCGGCGCGGCAACGCTGCTGTGTACCGTCAAGAACGGCGCTTCTGGCGTGACCTTCGACGACACCACCCCGGATGTGCTGCTCAAGCCGGCCGCAGAAACCTGGAGCGGAACCAATGTGGCCAGCGGCACGCCCTCGTTCTACCGGCTGGTGAAGCCGGCAGATACGGGTGCGGCATCCACATCGAATGTGCGCGTGCAAGGCAGCGTCGGCGTGGTCGGCGCCGACCTGAACATTTCCGCTGGCGCGCTGGTGTCTGGCGCACCGCAGAGCATCAGCTACTACGCCGTATCGCTGCTGGCGGTGTAATGGAATTTCCGTCCCGCTCCGGTGGCGCGCAGGGTGGGCTCATCAAGGGCAACCTCTTTGCGCAATCCGGTGCGCCCGTGTTCAGCCACACAAAGCACGGGGACAGTGTGATCCACACGGTCAATGGGCGGATCTCCATCACGCGCGACAAGCAGGAAACGCCACAGCCCTACCTGCTGCTGCCGTACTACCTCAACGGCCGGCCCCGGCTGCTGCGCACGGCGGCCGAGGCCGTGGTGCCTGAGATTGACGCGCCGGTGGACCAGCTGCCAGCGCAGACCGTCACAGGGCGCGGCGTGTTCGTGGGCGACGGGTACTTTCTGTGCCTGGAACGCAGCGCGGACATGAAAACATCGCGCCCCATCCTCCTGAGCATAGACGGGCCCGAGGCGCCGCTGGTCGGGGCCACTACGCCGGGCGGCTCCCCATCGGCTGCGAACGTGATGGGCGCCAACGTACAGCTCAACGCGCCATGGCTCATGGACTATGCCCGGCCAGATGGGTTTGGCGAGGTGTTCCCGTCCTGCATGGCGACCGGCTGGCGCGACGAGACACGCCGCTACGGCTTTGCGGTGTTCGGGCTCATGGACGATGGCCCCGCCTCCACCATGGCTTCGCGCTATGCGTGCATCGTGGGCGATACAGGCACACGCACGGCGACGGTGCACCTCTTGCCGACACTGCCCGACTCGCTGGTTCCGCTGGTTCGGTCCTATGTCGGGGGCGTTGGTGGCGGGCCGATCTACGAATACAAGACGAGCTGGTGGGGTGTGGAGGCAATCTATGGCATCCCTGTGCTTCTGCTGAACGAGCCGCCCTGTGCAGCGCGTTGTTACTGTGTCGGCCCTGGCCACCTCGTCACCTTGCTGACGGCGCAGGAGCGCACGGCATCGCGCGTGGACGTGAGCGGTACGACCATCGGCTACGTGTCGCCCAGCTGGTTGCCGGTAGGGTCTGCGCCGTACCTGCTGCGCTCGCGCGACTTCGGGGAGACGTGGACGATGGAGCGCGCCGACTTCCTGGTGGCCGACGAGGCGCCGACGACCACCCACTACCTGACCGAATCAGCAGACGACTTCGGCGCCCCGTTCCCTCTGCAGCGGGTCGGTGAATACGGCTACTTCATTGCCACCCCCATGGGTGACGGGCGCGTGGCCATCGCAGCGCTGGGGAAGAACAAGGCCATGCCCGCGTATGACGTTTTCACCACCACAGGCCACCCAATCAACAGCGTGGCCGACCGGTCCTGGCGCTTTTATGTGAGCAACACACTCGGCGCTGGGTTTGCAAACAAGACGTGGCCGATGGACAGCATGCGCGCGGGGCCGCCCCATATTGTTTTCGACGTGACCTACCCACCGCCGCGTGCGCGCAGCTACGAGCACCCGACCTTTGACGCATGGGTATCGTCGCCGCGGGCTTACTCGTTCGGCCCGGGGCACTTCATTTTCCCGACGATCCGCTACGGTGTGGACCTGGGCTACACGGCAGAGTACGACTGGGGCACGTATCCGGCAGACTACCCAGTCACCGTCTGGACCACCCACGACGCCGGGGCGACATGGGCGGCAGAACGCATGCCCGACGCGCTGGTGCCGCACGCCAACGACCTGGACGACTACTACCTGGCCTACCCAAAGCCACCGTTTGAGCCAGAAAGCGATGCGTGGGCCACGGGGCTCCTGGCATTCGGCTGCACAGAGCCGGCGCGCGCAGACGAAAAGCCTGTGCTGACCTACACGCGCTGGAATTTCGGCGGGGGGGCCGATGTGTTTGTGTCCGACGACCCCGACGCACCCATCAGCAGCCTGGTGCGCGTTGCGGGCCTGACCGCGCTGCCGGTTGAGCCGGGCGCCTCCGTCACGGTCCCAGACTACAGCATCCCCAGTACCTGGCGCAGCAGCAATACCCACGAGGTTTTCTACACCGGCGACCCGCGCAACCCGCAGTACCCGGAGCTGGTTTACCCAGGCTACCAAGAATTTGAGGAACCGTGACCATGGCCACCAGCATCCTGCAAAAAGCCGTCCTGCTCTCGGCGCCGGACCCCGGAACGCCGGACATTGTCACGCCGCGCTCCTACATCACAACGCGCTCTGTACCGACATACAAGCGCGTGCCAACACTGATCCGCAGTGAAGCGCAGTTCATCCTGTTCCCGTCGCAGGCCGGCGACGCGCTGGTGTCCACGCCGCCGTTCTTGACCAACAACTGGTACAAGCTGGTGATCGACGGCTACCGCCAGGAAACGGTGGTGGTGACGGAAAATGTGGTGACGCCAGGCCGTCCACCTGGTGCGCCCACCCCGACGCCGCCAGCATGGGACGCTACCGCGTGGTCCATCGAAGCGCTGCAAGACCCGATGGCTGCATCGTTCACGCTCGGCACCGGGCCCATCGGCGGCCTGCGTGCGGGCCTGACCTACCGCCCGGTCGATGTGGGTTCGGCTGAAACGCACATCGCCCACGGCTTCAAGATCGAGGGCGGGCTGGCCTATGCCATCACTGCGCCGCCACCCGGAAGCCTGCCATCTGCCACCACCTACGAAGAGCTCCACCCCTACCTTCCGGTGCATCCTGGCGACGAGCTACGCATCGAGCTGGTCGGCGGGCGCGTGAGCTATTTCGTGCAGGGCACGCTGATGGCCGTGCACCCGTCTTACATGGCGCAAAACCCGGTGCGCCTTGCGGCAGCGCTTTACACCAACACCGACACCATCCTCAATCCAGCCATCGAGGCGCTGGACAACATTGGGGACGGCACGCTCAAACTGCGCCTGGTAGCACAGGGCGGCATCGCAAATTCCGGCAAGTTGCAGCTGCGGGTGCAGGCCCAGGGCGGCCACGCCGACGCTGGCATGAGGCTGCGTCTGTTCGCCCAAGGCACAGACGGAGAGCCAGGCTACGGTACGGCCAGGCTGCGCATGCCCACCGCATCGGGCTTTGGCTACACCGGCACGGACATGACGGGCACGGCCAAGCTGCTGCAGGGCATCGCCGCGCTGGGCGCCGATTCTGCTTACGCCGGCGGCGAGGCAAGGCTGGTGCTGGCCATCATCGCGCAGACCGACGAGCTGGTGCCGGAAATCGGCACGTTCGCGGCCATCGGAACCCAGTGGCTTGAATCCACCGCATCGTTCCCGCACGGCGGGTTTCACTCGGAAGCGCTCGGCGGCGTGGCCTTCGACGGGGCGGTATCGCCCGGCGTTCCGCTGCGTGCGGCGGGGCGGCTCGGCACCAGCCTCAAGGCATCGCTGCGCGTGCTGGAGGCGCTGCACACCGCCGGCGCCCTGAGTGGCGATATGCGCGGCACCACTGTGCTCGACGTGGCGCTCGTTGCAGGCGCGGCCGGGGGCCTGCCACTCACCGGCGTGCTGATTGTGACCGGGCGACTCGATGCTGACGGCGTGGTGGACGCCGGGCTCTGGTCCGGGCGCACAACCGATGTGCAGCACGACGCAGCGGCCAGCGCTGACCTGCAGCTGACGCCCCAGCAGATCCTGACGGCGGCGCTGCAGGCGCTTGGCCACATCGGCGCCGAGATGGGGATGCCCGGACAGAACGTGTCGGTGTGGTCAGTCAACGCAGAGACAGGTGCAAGCGCGGCCTACGAGGACTACCCATTCAACAGCTTCGCCACCATCGGCGGGCGCCACTTCGGCGCGGCATCTGACGGCATCTACGAGCTGGTGGGCGACGACGACGCTGGGGTGCCGATCCAGGCGCACATGAACCTGGGCAAGCGCAATTTCGGCACCTCCAAGCTCAAGGCCATGCCCTACGCCTACCTGGGCGTGGCCAGCGACGGCCTGATGGTGGTGCGCGTCACGGCCGAGGGCGCGAGCTACACCTACAAGGCCCGCGCGGCCAGTGCAGAAATGCAGACGCAGCGCGTGGACTTTGGGCGCGGCCTGCGCGCCAACTACTTCACGCTGGAGCTGATGAACGAGAACGGGGCCGACTTCGACCTCGATATCATCGAGCTGGCGGCCACACCACTGACCCGGAGGATCTGAACATGGCAACCGAAAGCACGAACATCAGCATCATCATGCTGGAACGCATGTGGGAGCTTCTCAGCGGGATCGTCGTGGCAAAGACTGGGGTAGCGGACGCCAAACTGGAGGCGGCCATTGCCGCCGCCAACGGGGTCGGGGTGGTGCTGGACACCTCCGGGGCAACCGCGGCGGCGAACGCCATCAACGCCATCAGTGCCCCCGCGCTGGGCGGCATGACTTCGCCTGGCGCGCCAGCGACACTGCCCACGGCGCCGACCCCGGGCACGGCCCCCGCGATCATCCAGACGCAGATGCCGGCGCTCGGAAACATCGACGGCCTGGGTGACTATGGCGTGCCGCCCGTCTTTGACGAAACCGACGCTTTCACCATGGATGGGCTGCGCAATCTCTATGACAATGACCGCATGGAAATGCTGCAGGAGCTGAAAAACTCCTTCACGCAGTTCATGGACCAGTATTTCCCGCCGGGTGGCTACTTCGACAAGGCCACGGACTGGCTGGAGCGCGCGCTGGAAGCCAACGGCACCGGAATCCCCATCATCGTGGAGTCGGCCATGTGGGAGCGCGACCGCGCCCGGCTGACCGGTGAGTCCGCCAGGGCAGAGGACGAGGCGCTGACCGCGTGGGCATCGCGCGGCTACACCCTGCCGCCCGGGGCGCTGGTTCATGGCCTCAACACCATTCGCGCCGGGCTGACCAATGCCTTGAGCACCCAGTCGCGCGACATTGCCATCAAGGTGACGGACGTGCATGTGGAGAACGCCCGCTTTGCTGTCGGCCAGGCCGCACAGATCCGCTCGCAGGCCATCGGCGCCGCCGTGGAGTATGTCAAGGCGCTGATGGTGAGCCCGCAGTATGTCGGCCAGTGGCTCGGGGCCCTGATTGACGGCAAATCCAAACTGGTAGGTGCCCAGGCAGACGTGTACCGCACGCGCGCCGGCGTGGCCACCGACGTGTTCAAGGTCGGCGCGCAGACGGAGCTGGAGAAGTTCAAGACCACCGCTGACGTGGCACTGGAGTCGGCCAAGACCCAGAACGCCACCGGGCTGGAGGTGTACCGCGTAGGCGCGGACGTGAACCGCCAGCAGTTTGCGGCAGAGCTGGACCTATACCGCACTTCGGAGCAGTTCCGCCTGGAGCACTTCAAGACCGTGGAGGACCGCATGCTGCGCTACTTCGAGGGCGAGCTGCGCGCGGCGACGGCCAAGGGCGAGCTGCTGACCCGTTCTGGCGAGCTGGCCGCCCGGGTGGGCGAGGCCAACGCCCGCATTGAGCTGGACAAGGCAAAGATGCAGGTGGACGCGGCCATGGAGGCAGCCAAGATGATTGCCACCCAGTGCGCCGCCGCACTGAACAACATGCAGCTGTCGGCATCGGCCAGCAACCAGTCCACCACCAGCGGGCGCATGTAGCCTGGCAGACTGGGCGCCCCCCAGTAGGGTTCGACCTTGCGCCCTGCAGTCGGAACACTGCAGGGCATGGCAGCCGCACTACAGCACGATATTGAAATCCGCCGAGGGGCAACCTTCGTTCTCCCCGTGCGCTGGGAGACGGAGCCGTGGCTGTACGCCGCCATCTCCAGCATCTCCCTGACGGCCCCGGCGTCTATTACCTCCGCTGCCCACACCATCCCTGACGGGTGGAGCGTGGCCGTGGTGGATGCTAAAGGCCTCACGCAGCTGAACGCCAAGAGCAACCCGCCGAAGGCGTCGGACATGCACCGGGCCACCGTGGTGAGCGCCACGCAGATCGAGTTCAACGCCATCAGTTCGGCCTCGTTCGGAAAGCACACCGCGAGCACCGGCTACCTGGCCTGGCGCACGCCGCAGTCGCTGCTGGATCACACCGCCCGCATGCAGATCAAGGATCGCATCGGCGGCGCCGTGCTGGCCAGCCTCACATCGTCGCCAGGCGGCGGGATCGTGCTGAATGACGCCGGAAAGGTCATCGAAATCACCATCACCGCAGAACAGTCCGAGGCGTTTGCCTGGACCTCTGCCGTGTACGACTTGGAGCTTGTCTCCGCTGCCGGGAAGGTCACTGCGCTGCTGGAAGGCGCCGCCAGTGTCTCCGGCGAAGTAACCACCCCAATCATCTGAAGGAACCGCCATGACCGTTCAATTCTCTGTCGCCGTCCGCAATGGCTGGCTCGACAACACCGAAACCACCGTCGGCGCATCGCCCAAGCTGCAGATTCGCACCGGCGCACAGCCCGCAAGCTGCGCCGCTGCGGCCACTGGCACGCTGCTGGCCGAAATCACCTGCCCGACCGACTGGATGGCCGCCGCGTCTGCTGGCACCAAAGTGCTGGCCGGTTCGTGGACCGTAGCCGCTGCTGCTGCTGGCGTCGCTGCGCACTACCGCATCGTGGACAACGCAGGCACGACCTGCCATGAGCAGGGCTCCGTCACGCTGACAGGCGGCGGCGGCGACATGACCCTGGACAACACCAGCATTGCCGCAGCCCAGGTGGTGACGATCACTGCCAAGACGCTGACGGCCGGCGGGGCGTAGGGTGGTGGTATGCCAACAATCAACGGCACGGTGTATGACAGTTCAGGTGCGGGGGCTGCGGGGCGGGTGGTGCGCGTATACAGACGGGACACGGGGGCGCTGTTGGGTGAGACGGTAACGGGTAGCGGGGAGGCCACGCCAGGCGACGCGGACTACCCATCCGTTGTGCTGCTTGCCCGTGCAGACGGGTCGGACGGCGCCACAACTTTTGTCGATAAATCTTCGTACAGCCGCGCGATTACGGCCCGTGGCGGCGCAATGACGAGCTCGGCGGTTACGGTGTTCGGTCAGCCGATGATGTATTTCGACGGGGTTGACGACTACGCAGAATGCGCGTCGGGGCCGGATTTTTCCCTGCCCGGCGACTTTACTTTTGAAGCGTGGGCATACCCGCTGCTGGATGACGCAACTGACCGCTGGATATTTGCAAACTACTCAAGTTCGGGCACGGGGGGGTTCGCTGTTGGGTTCAATGGTGGGAAGCCGAAGGTTGTCAAAGCGGGAGTCACGGGGGTGATCGTGGCCGACGCAATAGCCGCGCCAAAAAATAATCTGAATTACATCAGGGTCGTGAGAAGTGGTTCGACTGTGGCAATGACCGTTAACGGCGCGGCTTCGGGGAGTTATACGGGGTCTTTGGATTTTGTTCCGTCTGGCACACCGCGGGTGGCGCTGGGGGCAATAGCAAGCGCCGCAGACGGGTCAACAGTATTCGCAGACAGCTTCTTCCGTGGCTATCTCGCGGTGCGTCTTACAAAAGGGGTTGCGCGCGCGGGCGGAGTCCCGACTGCGCCATTCCATGAGTCCTTGAGTGCCCCCGCCACGCCTCTCGGCTCCTACTCAGTAGGCACAGTTTATACAGGCGATCACACCGTGGTTGTCTACCCCGTCACGGGCGAAAACCTCCCCGCCCTGGTTCACCGCGGCGTGATCCCGATTTAAGGCACCCACATGACGATCACGAACACATCCCAGATGCTCGATGCCTTGGCAAACAACTCATCGCGGGTTGTTTGGGACAAGGCGTCCCTACCCAACGCGGCGGCCGGGCAAATTTTCTCACTCTGGCGTGCGACCGGCGTTCCGGGCCAGGGCGCGATCCCGACGACTGCTGCCGTCTGCACCTCCGCGCTCGTCGGCAGCATCGGCTTTGCTAACCAGACGGCGCCTGTCACCAGTTACTACGGGTGGCAGACTGTAGCCACCGGCAACGCTACGTCCAGCGTCGAGATCCACGACCGGCTTGCGCACATGGGTGGCTTGAGCGGCATCGTAGCGACGGCGCAGGGCGCCCTGACGCTCACCGGGCTTTCCGCGGAACGCCTCGGCGACACGAACTACAGCAACGTGCAGTGGTGGTTGGAGTGGTACACCGACACCGGCGCGACGGGCGTCAGCGCCACCGTGGCCGTGACATACAACGACGACACGACGGGCAACATCGTGGTGGCCCTCGCCGCAACGACCCGCGCGGGCCGGATGATGCCGGTGGTGTCTGCTGTGGGTGGCAAATTCATCAAGCAGATCAACAGCGTCACGTTGTCTGCAACGACAGGTACAGCCGGCAACTTCGGTATCACCGCCACGCGGCCCCGCACCGCTGTGTACACGTTTGTGGCGAACAAGTACGAGACATTCGACTGGGCGCAGCTGGGTTCGCCTGAAGTCCTGAGCGGTGCCTGCCTCGCGCTCATCATGTTGTGCAACACGACGACGACCGGCACGGTACGCGGTCAGGGCAAGATCGCCCACGGGTAAAGCATGAGCGCGCCGCGTCTGCACCAGACAGGTCTGCGCGTGCGCGGCGGGGCTGCTGCATGGGACACCGTGCCGGCCGGTGTGATCCTGCAAGAGGATTACTTCGGGCCGGCGGCCGTTGAATCCGGCGGCATCACCGGTACGGCGGCTGCCACCATCGCCGTCGCCACGGCGGCGGCAGGTACGGTGCGTGTCGCCGGCGCAGCGTCGGCGCTTGTATCGGTCGCGTCTGCCGCTGTTGGTACGGTGGCGGTGACTGCCGCAGCCGCCGCCGCGGTGTCCGCAACATCTGCGTCGGCCGGGGGTGTGCGCGTAGCTGGTACTGCCTCCGCGCCCCTCTCGGTCGCTTCCGTGTCGGTCGGGGCGGCGCCCGTCTCCGGTGTGGGCACGGCCGCGGTGGGGGTGTCGTCCGCAAGCTCGGGCACGGTGGCTGCAGGCGCAGCGCCGTACTACCCGCCCGCGGGCAACGCGGTCAACTTCACCTGGGTGGGTGTACCTGCCACCTACACACCGCCTGCGGGCAACGCGGTCAATTTCGCCTGGTCGCCCGCAATCGGCGGCGGCGCAATCACAGGGGTGGGCAGCGTCACCGTCGCCTTGGTTTCCTCCGGCACCGGCACAGTCGCGGGCGCTGGCCCCATCACCGGCGTCGCAGCGGCCGTTGTTTCCCTGGTGTCAGCCGGTGCTGGCGCTGTCGCCGCCCGCGGCACCGCATCCACTATTGTTTCTGTAGCATCCAGCGCAAGCTGGCAAAGCGCTGTAGCCGGTTCCGGATCTGTTTCTGTGGTGGTCAGTTCGGCCAGCACTGGCGCGGTGGGCGCCGAGCCTATCTCGGGCGCGGCGTCGGCTGTCGTGTCGGTGGCGGCTGCATCGGCCGGCACCGTAGTCACGCCGGGCGTCACCGGCACGGCCAGCGCCACGGTATCCGTGGGCGCGCAGGCTGCAGGCACCGTGGCAGTGCGCGGGCAGGGCGGCGCCGTCATCGGCGTGGCGTCCGTCAGCACCGGGCGGGTGTTCTCGGAAATCCAGGGCGCTGCACAGGCCGTCATCGGTGTGGTCGGCTCTGGCGCCGGCACTGCGGCCGTGCGTGGCGCCGGTAACGCGCCGGTCAGCGTGGCGTCCACCGGCATCATCGACGTGACCGCCCGCCTGTCGGGTTCTGCCGTCATCACCGTGGGCAGCGCATCGACTGGCGCCACGCGCGTGGCTGGCGAAGGATCTGCGCCGGTCGAAATCTCGTCCCAGTCTGCGGCGGCTGCGTGGGTGCGGGGCGTTGTCGCCGGCCTGGTGGAGGTGGGCAGCATCGGCATTGGCCGCGTGGGTCAACGCAAGGTGGACGGGGATGTGTCGGTAGTCACGCTGCTGCGCGAAATAAGCGCCTGCCCCCCAAGGCTGGAGGCGGTGGCCAGATCCAGCCATGTCCAGGTGTGCGCCTCCACGGGGAGTCGGGCGATTGTGGCGACATCGCGCTTGAACCAGGTGAGTGTTGCTACCACAAACCACGCAGCAGTGGCCATCGAATGATCCCCCCCATAGGGTTCGCCAGATTGCTGGGCATCAGGAATCATGCAACCCCATGAAAACCGAAACTATGGAAGCCATCAGCAGCGCGGGCGTAAAGGCTTCCGTGGCCGGCGGCATCGCTGCCGTTTTTGGCGGCTTGACAGCGGCTGACCTTGCCGCCTACGTGGGTGCGATTGTTGCGATCCTGGGCGTGCTGGTAAATTCGTACTACAAGCACAAGGCCGACAAGCGCCACGCCCTTGAAAACCAGCGGCGTGAAGCAGAACACCAGCGGCGTGATGCCGAGCGATCTCTGCGCATGGAATTGATGCGCACATCGGGCGTGCCGATCTTTCACCACGACACGGACCTGGGCGAACTGGGGGTGGACGAATGACCTCCCAGAAGATCAATCCAAAGGTGGTATGGGTGGCAGCCCTTGGCGGCTTCATCACCCTGCTGGCGCCTTCGCTGGTGGAGCACCTACAGCAGTGGGAAAGCGGCAAGGCTCGCGTGCTGGTTGTGTACCCCGACAAGCTGGCCAACAACATCCCCACCGTCTGCAATGGCCTGACCCGGCACGTCACGCGCACCCCGATCATCGTGGGCGAGCGCTGGAGCGAAGAAAAGTGCGTGGTCGAAGAAGCGAACGCCATCGAGCGCGTGCAGCGCGACCTAATCCCCTGTTTCAAGATCCTGCCGCCCCCTTCTGTTTTTGACATGGCAACCAGTCACGCATGGAACCTGGGCGCCCCCAGCACCTGCGGCAGTGGTGCCATGGCCGCCTGGAACCGGGGCGAATGGGCGCGCGGCTGCCAGCGCATCAGCCGCGGCGATGACGGGCGCATGGTGTGGAGCTTCACCAGCCGCATCGACCCTGCCACTGGCAAAAAGGTCTACACGTTCGTGCAGGGCCTGGCCAACCGGCGGGCTGCTGAAACCGCGAAGTGCGGGCGGGATCTGGTGTGAACGACAGCCTCACGCCGACCGAAGCAGGGCGCTTGACCTCCGTGCACACGGCATGGTCTGCGGCAAGGGCCTGCAAAGACTGGCTGCGCGCGGATCGCCTGCGCGGCTACCTGGAGCGCGCTGGCTGCATGGGTGCGAATCTCGACCGCTGGCACGCCGTCTTTGAAGATCCGAAACATCGAGCGCGCCGCTTGCGTGAACGGGCCGCCGCATGAACATCACCCTCATCACATCGTTCGTGGCCGCCATCGTGGCCGCTGCCGCCGCCTGGACTTTCCAGGATGCCCGCTACACCGCCGAGCTGGCCGAGCAGGCGCTGACCCACAAGACCGCCGAGCTGGATGCGGTATCGCGCGTGCGCAGCGATGAGCGCGCCATCACCAAGACCTACCAGGAGGCTCTGAATGCTGCCCGTATCCGTGAAAACACTCTGCGCCGCGATGTGGCTGCTGCTGGCGCTCAGTCTGACGGCCTGCGCGAGCAAGCCGCCGAGGCTGCCCGACGACTCGCTGCAGCTCCCCCCGCTGCCGTCCTTGAGTACGCCACTGCCGTCAACCAGCTATTCGCTGACTGCAGCCGAAGCTATCAAGAACTGGCGGGAAAAGCAGATGGCCACTCGCTTGATGTCCGAACCCTCTCCGAAGCCTGGCCGGTAATTCCGCCCCGGCCGGCTGCCGGGTCAACTAACTGAGGTTTCAATGATCTCCTTCACTCTCGCACTCGTCGCCGCCATTGCCATCATCGGCTACGTCATCCCGGTATCACTGGGCAAGAACCCAACCCGCGAGCTTCTGACAGTCGCCATTTTTGCCCTGCTCGCATCCTGCGCGACATCGAACCCCGAAGCAGGCAGCGGCCTCGTCAATCTCAAGATCACGCAGCCGGCTGATTCAAGCCGCTGACCTATTCCCCGCCATGGCAAGGGATACCCGCCGTCAGCCGCGGCATACAAACCGGAGATTCATCATGTCCCGTTCCCGCTCCCTGTTTTCCCTGCTCTCCCTCGCTGTCGCCGCTGCCTGTTCTGCCGTCGTAAGCGCCGTGGGTGCCGGCTTCGGCTACGCCCGCGACTTCGTGGTGGCCGCGTTTTCCGATGTGCCTAAGCTCGTGCAGGACGTGCCCAGACAGATCGTGCCCAGCGTCATCCTGGTGGCGGCCAAGGCCTTCGCGCATCGCCTGATGAAGCGCCGCCCCACGGTGCAACCATCGTCCTGGCGCATGTGTAGTTCGACCTGATTCCAGCCCTCACGGGCGCCAATGAAAAAGCCCGCGCAATGCGGGCTTTTCTACTGTGTGTGTGTGCTGGCCAGCCCTTCCAGGTGCCGATCCAGCTTGGCCAGCCACTCCAGCCGCTCCGCATCGTAGGTGTGCGTGTTGTACGTGGCCACGATGTCCTTGGGCATGTGGCCCACAATGGCCTCTGCCACCTCGTTGATACACCCCAGCTGCGCGAGCATGGTACGCGCCGTGCGCCGCAGGTTGTGCGGGGTCCAGTGCGTGACGGGCAGCACCAGGCCGGGGGATGACCGGCGGGCCACCTTTTCGGAGTAGGGCTGCAAGCTGTAGATGTAGGTGGAAAAATCCTTCTGGTTGTAGGGCTCGCCTTTGACGCCGGTGAACAGCCACCCGCCCGCGCCGGGCGCTTTCATACGGCGCTGCACCACCTCCAGCGCCCGGCCATACAGCGGCACGCGCAGATCCACGGCGTGGGCTTCGCCTGCGTTCTTGGTCAGCGCCTTGGGCACCGTCCACCACCACTGCCCGCGCTCCTTTTTCACATGCTCTGGCCGCAGGCTGAAAATCTCCGCGCCCCTGGTGCACGTCCACAGGTACATGACCACGGCATCCCGGCCGTGCGGGTGCATGTTCTCCAGCCAGCGCAGCAGCTGGCCCACCTCGTCGCCGGTCAGCACGCGCCGCGTCTGGCCGATGTGCTCGCCGCCGATGATCTTGCCCTTGCTCTTGAGCTTGCCCCGCATGACCTGGCGCCACCAGTTGGGCACGGCGCCATCCAGCCGGCCGCAGTCGTGGGCACGTTCCCAGGCCGCACCAAACAGCGATCGCAGCTTGACGGCCGCCATAGGCGTAGCTTTTTTGGCATCCAGAATCCCGAAAGCTACGCCGCGTGTCACCTCATGGGCGGCGGACTCCGCAAAGATGGGGGTGTCGTCCAGAACGGCCTGCAGCGCGCGGCGCGCGGCCTCGAACCCTTCGGGCTTGCGGCTGTCCTTGAGTGGGCCCGCCACGTAGTCGGCCACCAGCTGGCGCACGGTGTACGCCTCGACCGGGGCCACCTTGGCGGCGCGCTTTTCCTTCTTGCGCTGGGCCTGCGGGTCAATGCCTGCACTGCGCTTGTCGCGCAGCTCCTGCCACTTCGCCACGGCGGCCTGAACGGGGGTGGCGGGCCACTGCCCGATAGCCACCTGCTTCATTTTCCCGCTATCGTTCTTGTAGCGGTAGGTCCATGTCTTGCGCGTGGCCGTGGCCACCAGCCGCAAGCCCTGGCAGCCGTCGATTACGATGTGCTCCCCAGGGGGTAAGAGCTTGGCCGCGCGGGGGTCGAAGAACATGGCGCGAATCCTACGCTAAAAAACCTGAACTAAACCTACGCCGCGGGGTTATCTGGCGTAGGCAAACATAGATACAATATGGACAAGCCGATGGTTTGATGGGCGCGAAAAACGCCAGCAAAATCAACGGCTTGCGAGAAAAATCCGTTTGAAATCAACGGGTTGCAGATTGCGGGTGTAGTTCAATGGTAGAACTTTTGCTTCCCAAGCAAATAGCGTGGGTTCGATTCCCATCACCCGCTCCA